CTATCAGGACGGCGACCTCATCAACTACACGCCGAGTTCGGCGGTGGCTGCTGGTGCCGTGGTTGTTCTCAACGACCTTGTGACCGTGGCTCCTCGCCCGATTGCTGCGAATGCTCTCGGTGCCGTGGCTGTTGAAGGCGTGTTTAAGCTGGCAAAGGCTTCCGGTGCGATTGGGCAGGGTGCCATCGTTTACTGGGACTCGACGAACAGCAACGTGACCACGACCAGCAGTGGCAACAAGCGGGCTGGCAAGGCTGCGGAAGCAGCCGCGTCCGGCGATGCCACCGTTCCGGTGTTGCTCAACATCGGCTGATTCGTCCCACTGCAAGCCGCTGGCGGCCGCGTCATCCTTTCCGCGCCGCCAGCGGTCTTGTAGCTCGAGGTGCTCATGTCCGACCTACTCGCCAGCGGTGCGGCGTGGCTCGCTGACCAGTTGGCAGCGGGTGCAGCGAAGTCGTGCCGCTACTATCGCGGCGTCGATTACGGCGTTGTCAGTGCCACCATCGGCACCAGTCGCTTTGAGTCTCAAGGCCAGTCTGGCGTTCTGGAAACGTGGGAAAGCCGTGATTTCATGATTCGTGTCGGCACTCTGCCTTTTGGCGAGCCGCTGCGGCATGACAAGATTGTTGAGACAATCAACGGCGTGGATGTCACGTATGAGGTGACGAGCCCGCGTGGCGTGCCCGTGTTCCACTATGGTGATGCTTTCCGGCAGACTGTGCGAGTTCACACGATTGCCACTGCAGAGTCCTCGCAGGCCGCTCCGACGCTCCTGCGTCGCTTCTGGGGCTCGTTTGCTTCAGCAGCGATTACAGACGCTCAGATCGTCGCCAGCCTCTCCACTGACCTTGGAGGATCTCGAGCACAGTCCCGCACGGTTACGGCGGCGACAGCGTATCTGTACGTCGTCCTGCCGACATCGTTTGGCACGCCCAGCTTTGCCGTCAGCGGCTTGAGCTCATCGTCCTGGGAAACAACAACCAGAACGATCACGTTCTCAGGCCAAGCCGCAGCGAGCTACGGCATCTATCGCTCAACGTATCCAATCACAGGCACCGTCAGTGTGGTGGTGAGTTGACGTATCTCAAGCATCATAGGGCAGGCATAGCCGGTCTCTAGGCGTTGCTGTGCGGCGACAATCGCCAGCCGAGGTGCTGCGATGTCTAACGTATTCTCTTTGCTGCCAGGCCAGCTTGATGTCACGTTCGTGGTTGGCGACGAAGTAAATATCGCTATAAACCTCGGGCAGAGCATCACCGGCTACACGCTTGATTCCAAGGTCTACGTTTCGTCGTCCTCTGGATTTTCTGGAGGAGGCAGTAGCACGGTGACGACGGTCGGCTCAATTGTTGTTGTCCCGACGATACAGGTTGTGACTGCAAGCACTGGCTCAATCATCTTGTCGATGACAGAGACGCAAACGTCTGTGCTGTCTCCTGGCATCACTTACCGTTGGGCGCTGCGTTGGATTACGCCTAGCACAACGATGACTCGGACGATTCTTGCTGGACTCTGCATACCGAAGGCACCCGGCGCATGAGTGAAATATCTGTCAGCGTAGTAGACGGCAGCACGATCAACCCAACTGTCGGCAACGGCGGCACTGTCAACGTGTCGATTGCCGCGACTGGCGAGCGTGGCGCTACTGGCCAGACAGGGCCTGCAAACTCTTTGTCTATCGGGACTGTGAGTGCTGGCACGACAGCGTCGGCAACGATCACCGGCACGGCTCCAACGCAGACGCTCAACCTTGTCTTGCCTAAGGGCGACACTGGAAGTACAGGGAGCACTGGAAGCACAGGGACCACTGGCGCCACCGGGCCAACTGGTGCAGCTGGGCCTGCAAACGCTCTCACGATCGGCACCGTTACAAGTGGGACTGCTGCGGCGACGATAACCGGCACGTCGCCAAACCAGGTGCTGAATCTGGTTCTGCAAAAAGGCGACACAGGAGCAACGGGGCCGCAAGGTCCGGCAGGCACCGTCAACATGGCTGACGAGACTCCGCAGCCGCTCGGTACTCCAAGCGCAGGATCTGCTCTGAAAGCCGCGCGTGCCGACCATGTGCATGCGGTGCCATCAATCGCTTATTCCTCGCTGACAGGCACCCCAAGCAGCTTTGCACCTTCTTCTCATCAGCACGCAGTGTCTGACGTGACTGGGCTCCAGGCAGCGTTGGACGCCAAGCAGGCCAGCGGCACCTACGCCACGCTCGTCAACGGCACTGTGCCATCCAGCCAGCTGCCGAGCTTTGTTGACGACGTAATGGAGTACGCCAGCTACTCAGTTTTGCCAAGCACTGGAGAAAGCGGCAAGCTCTACGTGGCTGTTGACACCAAGAAGCTCTGGCGGTGGAGCGGCAGCGGGTACGTGGAAATCAGCCCTTCACCAGGCAGCACGGACAGCGTCACGGAAGGCAGCACAAATCTCTACTTCACAGATGCTCGAGCTCAGGCCGCTCTAACGTCGGCGCTCTCTGGCAAGGCAAGCACGTCGCACACACACACGGCCAGCCAAATATCCGACTTTGCAACGGAATCCGCAAAGTACGGCCCGGTCCTGTCGGTCAATGGGATGACTGGCGCTGTGACGGTCTCTGGCGGATCGTCGTACACGTTGCCAGCTGCAACAACTACGACGCTGGGCGGCGTCATTGTTGGCTCTGGTCTGTCCGTAGCGTCAGGAACGGTATCGGCTGCAGTCGCTAGCGTCTCTGGCCGCAATGGGGCCGTGACTCTCACGGCGAGCGACGTTGGCTTGTCTGCTGTGGACAACACATCAGACGCCTCTAAGCCAGTCTCGACGCTGCAGGCAGCTGCTGACGCTGCTGTACAGTCCTACGCCATCCAGCGGGCCAATCACACCGGAACGCAGGCGGCCAACACAGTGTCCGGATTGGCCGCAAGTGCAACCACGGACACGACAAGTGCGACTAACATTACGTCCGGTACTCTTCCAGCCGCTCGGCTCCCCTCGACTGCGGTCACGGCTGGTAGCTATGGCTCGGCATCAACTCACGCAACGTTCACGGTTGACTCTGCGGGAAGGCTGACTGCTGCAAGTTCTGTTACCCCATCCATCGCGTCGTCGTCTGTCACGGGGCTGGCCGCAAGCGCGACAACGGACACGACAAATGCAGCAAACATTTCCTCTGGCACGCTGCCTACCGCCCGTCTGCCTGCAGCAACTACAAGCGTTATTGGTGGCGTGATCGTTGGCGGTGGCTTGTCTGTGTCATCGGGAACTGTCTCGGCTGACCTGAGGAGCAACACGAGTGGCATCACCGGGGCAAACGCTATCACAAATATCGTCTACCTGACATCTGCAGCGTATACGGCTCTCGGCACCAAATCGTCCACGACTCTCTACATCATCTCAGGGTGAGCCGTGGCAATCTATCTTGGGTCAGCAACGCCGTCTGCGTTCTATCTTGGAACGGCAAGCGTCAGTGCAATGTATCTCGGCTCGACGCAGGTGTTGTCAAGCACGCCTGTGATCACGATTACGGCGCAGCCCACGAACTATTTGGTCACTGGCACATCGGCAAGTTTCAGCGTGACTGCAAACGTGACAGGCGGCGGAACGATTGCCTATCAATGGCAGAAGCAAACGGGCGGCTATGGTTCGTTTGCTGATGTGTCCGGCGCAACGTCGAGCACGGTGAGCCTAACGGGTTTAAACCAAGTATACAACGAAAGCGATACCTATCGGTGCGTTTTGTCATCAACCGGCGCGACAAGCGTTACAAGCAGTAGCGCATACCTATATTGGCCTAGCGTTGTATTCACAGATCGCAACTCAATCTGGACAGGAATTGCGTTTAGCGGTGCCGGAACAGCGATTAGTCCATACACGAAAACAAACTACTCATCCAACATCGCTGGCATGCAGGCGAGAGTTGTAGGCACTGGTTCAGGACCGTTCACCGTTCGCATTACTGGGCAAGTTTACTCCGATTTTGGCGTGGACTTTTACAAGAACGGAACATTGCTCGGAAAGCCACCAAGCATTAGCGACAACAACAACGGCAACGGCGGCACTTACTCTCTCAACGTCTCAATCTCTGTCGCTACCAACGACATCATTAAGATTGGGAACCTTCCCGACGACTTTATGAGCATTGGTTCAACAGCTCTCAACATCTGGGTGCAGTAAACATGAGCAGCACGCTCCGCACCATTGCAGACAGACTTGCCAGCGGACTCCAGTCCGTGACTTGGGGCATTCCTTCCACTGTCGTGGAGCGTAAGAACTGGGCCAGCTTAGACGTAGACTCTATGAGCGTGCCGCACGTTTTCGTCGTGCCTGGCAATGCCGATGTCACTCGCATCAGTAGGCTGATGATGCAGGTGGACTACACGGTCACTGTGTTTGTTGGCAGGCATGTGCAGAACGACACCGAAGTTGATGGCATGCTTGATTTGGCTGACTCAGTGATGCTGCAGGTGCGTGCTCACAGTTTCGGGTCTAGCATCATCTGGCCAACAGGCGTGACAAGCCCGCAGAGCGTCAGTATTGAGCTCAACCCAGACGACGCACTGACTGAGCGGAATGTCTGGCGAGCCGTAATCACGGCAACCTATCGCGTGTTTGAGAGCAACGTCCTGCCGACAGCTTAGGAGGCGTAAATGCCGTCGATGCTCTCTGGCGCAAGCCGTGCTTTTATCCGTCCAGGCATGATTGGCGGCAATCGCCGCGTGATGTCGTCTGGTACGGTCAATCAGCTGAAGGCAAAAGCGCAGATTCGCAGCCTTTTCCTTGATAAGCGACTTGTCAGCCGAATGATTGGAAAGATGAACGCGAGAGTGCTGTCAAATCTTGGAAAGGACATCGCACAGGCTGCCAAGGCTGGAATCGGTCGTGGCAAAGGCAAGGTGACGGAGGCAGCGAAACGCAGGGCCGGGCGAGGAAAGCCAGTGCTGTTCGTTGGCGGTCTCTATAAAGACATCACGGCATACGGGTCTGGTGAGGCCAGATCGGCAGGCCAGCCCATCAAGTCGTGGGCTCCAAAAAGATTCATCTACAACGACATTGTGCGATTCTACGACCAGGCAAGAGTCTCGGTTGTGATTGGCACATATAAGTCGGCGCCGTGGCTGGCCAAATTGCACCAGTTCGGCGGCGACTTGAAAGAGACGGCCTGGCGTATCGGAGTGGGTGCAGCACGCTCGTCGTATCTGCGCAGTCGCGGAAACGGCAGGCAGGGCCGCGACGAAAAGGGGCGATTCACTACCGCACTGCCGCAGGCAAATCAGTACCAGTACGGTGCAATCCGCTGGCAGGTCAACAATACGAAGTTCCGTGGCTCCCGCAATTGGGAGCGGACCACGATGACACGCATGGCCCACTACCCAGCCCGCCCGTACATGGCTGGTTCCAAGCGAGTTGACGCGGCAATCATCGTTGCCAATAAGAAGTGGAAAGACCAGTTGGGGCGAAACTAGCTACGGCATACCCGGTCTAGTTTCGGCACCCCTGCCCATACCGTGAGCGAACCAGCTACGCCGCTGGCACTTGCACACAAGGGCACAGAATGCCAACTACCACAACCTCTTCTTCCGTTCAGCTAGGCAAAGACGTGAGCATCTCGGGCGTTGCAAATGCTCGCAGCTGCACCGTCACAAACTCCGCGTCCGACGTTGACGTGACCAAGCTAGGCGACACGTCTCGCAAGTTCAAAAAGGCACTCATTGAGCAGACCATTGAGCTTGAGTGCGTTGACGCGCCAGGCGTGACGATCGGCGGCTCTTTCACGATCTCTGGCACGACGACCGGAAACGCTACGTACATCTGCACAAACATCTCGCAAACTCAGCCTCTTGACGGCATCGTCACCTACACCGTGTCTGGCAGCCGCACAACCACCGCCTGATTTAAGGACATACACGCATGGCAATCACTCTCGGCAAAGACGCATCGGCAACGCCTCCGTTCGGCTCAGGCATCATCTCGGCGACATACACCGAGGAATGCGAAACGATTGATATTTCCAATCGGTCAAATGTCGGCGGCTCTGCTGGAGCACCTGGCCGCAAGGTTGCAAAGGCTGGGTTCACGGTAAAGACGTGGGAAATCGAATGCCACGACGCTACGTCGCTTATTACGTCGCTTGAGGCCGCTGGCAGTAGCTGGTCTGTGATGAGTGTCAGCGAAAACATCGGCATTGACGGTGCCGTGACCTACAACGTGACCGCCAAGGAATTTGCCTGATGGCTATCACGCTGGGTAAGGACTGCTCAATCTCTCTTGGCGGCACTATAGCCAGCGCTCGCAGCGTAACGCTGTCGGAGTCAGCTCGGACTATTGACGTGAACCCATATGGCAGTCGGTATTCATGCGTGTATCAGACCGGCTACGAGTGCTCTGTGTCTGTTGAATTAAACGACTCAGCCGACCTGAAATCAGCCTTTGACAACATGCACACGGGAATGCCCTTTCAGGTCTCTGGTGGTTCCGCTGGGTTCTCGTTCAAGGCAGTAATGACTGCCATCAGCGAAAGCGATCCCATCGACGGAGTGGCAACGTTCACTCTTGAAGGAAAAATGACTGACACGAGGCTTACTAGAGGTTCTGGGTGACACTATGCGTGAATTTCGAGACGACCAAGGCAGGCCGTGGCAGGTAGCGTTGACCGTTGCGTCTGCGTTGCGTGTCCGCGACAACGTCACGGTTGATGTTGTTGATGAGGAGACAGGCGAGCGTCGTCCAGTGCCTTTTGACATGGTGGATGCCTCCAACATCTCGCAGACGTTTCAGGTGCTGCGAAGTCAGTACGCCAAGATCGGCGAAGTGCTGTATGCCTTGCTTACAAAGCAGGTGGAAGCAAAGTCCCTAAGCAAGGAAGAGTTTCTTGACGGCCTGCGTGGTGATTCCATTGATGCAGCGACAAAAGCACTTGAGCAGGAGCTAGTCGATTTTTTCCCGCAGCGCCTCCGCAAGATGATCGGGCTTCTCGCGTCCAAGATGGACGAAGTGGCAAACGAGATGCTCGGCAGAGCGGAGGCGGGACTGGAGAAGGCGACGGTGGAGAGCCTAGCCGCAGCATCTGGGATGCCGTCTGGGAAGCCGCCGGAATCCTCGGAGTCCATCCCGGCAAGTGGACACTCAGACAACTCTTCGCAGCACGCGACAGCCGCCTAGAGCATGAGTGGTGGCACACGGCCAGCCTGCTTGCACAACAGGCGAACATCAACAGAGACAAGAGCACGCCAAAATCAGACCCACGAAAGCTGAATCCCTACGCGAAGAAGCCGAAGCCTCGGCAGGCGACGCCTGATGACCTGAAACGCCTCTTTGGCAAAGACTGGCAGAAACACGTATGAGTAGTGGAGCAGTCAGAGCGGGCGGCGTATTTGTTGAGATCGGTGCAGATCCGACAAAGTTCTTTTCGGCTTTTTCTAAGGTCAACAAGCAGCTGCGGCAGCTTGGCAGTTCAATGGCTCGGGCCGGTGGTGCTGTGTCTGCAGCAGGCAGTGCCATCGTCGGGCCTATCTTTGCGTCAGCCGCCGCATTCGCGTCTGTCGGCAGTGCTCTCAATGACATGAGCAAGCGCACTGGCGTGGCCGCTGAGTCGCTTTCAGTGCTCAAGTTTGCCGCAGAGCAGACGGGCACAGACATGGCTGGCGTTGAGACCGCTGTCAAAAAGATGCAGAAGACCATCTACGCTGCTGGCAATGGCAGCGAAGAGGCGGCAAAGGCTCTTGAGAGCGTCGGGCTGTCTGCCGCAGACCTTGAAGGTCTGTCCGCTGACCAGCAAATGGGGAAGATTGCCGATGGGCTGATGGCAATTGACGACCCTGGCACTCGAGCAGCGATTGCCATGCAGGTCTTTGGCAAATCAGGGACGGCAATACTGCCGATGCTTGAGGGCGGGTCTCGAGGCATGGCGGACTTTGCCGCCGAAGCCATGCGGCTTGGATTAGTGATGGACAGTGAGACGGCCGCCAAAGCCGACGCGCTTGGCGACGCGATGGATGCAATGACTGCCGCTATGAAAATGGCGTTTATCCAAGTTGGTGGCGCGGTCGCTCCTGCACTGACAAAGATGGCCCAAGGGCTCGCCTATGCGGCAGGGGCTGTCGGAAAGTTTGTAAAAGAGAATCAAGAGTTTGTTGGGTCTGCGCTTAGGTTTGGCGTCGCACTTGTCGGCGTTGGTGCGGCAATGACAGCGGTTGGCGTGTCTTTGCAAGCTGCATCGTATGCGTTTGAGGGGATAGGAAAGGCAGTCCGGTTTGCCGCCTCTCCGCTAATGCTCTTGGTTAGAACTGCGTCGATGGTCGGCAGAACATTCCTTTCAACAACGGCAATCTTTGCGAAATACACGGCTGCTCTGGCTGTCGCTGTGGCAAGGACTATTGCCGCGACGGCAGCAATGTCTGCGGCGTGGATTGCTTCGGCTGTCCGAGGCGTCGTTGTGTTTGCTGCAACCGCCGTTGCAGGAATCGCTTCTTACCTCGCTGCGGCGTCTGTGGCAGTTGTTGGGTCTGTTGCGTCAGCCACGGCAATCGGTGCAGCGTGGCTGGTTGCTCTCTGGCCGTTTACGCTAATGGCTGCTGCGCTCGCAGGAGTCGCGTATTTGGCTTACAGCTTTTCTGACTCCATGAAGAAAAGCCTGTCTGACGTGGGCACCGTAGCGAGTCAGGCTGGCAGCCAATTGTCGCAGTCGCTCGGCACAGCCGTATCTGATGGCATGGCTGTGTTCAACGACCTGGCTGGCACAGCCACGACGACGTTCAACGGCGTCTATGAAGCCATATCCAACGGCGAGCTGACGGACGCGATGGATATTCTGTGGGCCGGGCTGCTGGCGGGCTGGCTGCGAGGTGTTGAAGCGTTGATGGGGTACGTGGACCCTTGGATCTCATTCTTTCAAAACACGTTTACCTACCTGTCAACGTATGTGCTTCAGACGTGGGACATGCTCTGGACAAACGTCTCGGCAGGATTCAACACGTTTGGCGCAGCTTTTATGTCAGTGATGGATTCCTACATCACGCCCATACTGGCGACGTGGGACACACTGGAAGCAGGCATTAGAAAGTCGTGGATTCGTATCAGCGGCATTTTCGGCAACGCCAAAGAAAAGCAGGCCGCACTGGATGAGGTTGATGCCGAGATGGCGGACAGGGCCGCAAAGCGAGAAGAAGATCACCCAGGCATGCAAAAACGCATGCAAAAAGCAAAAGACGAAAACGACGCAGCTCTTGCGGCTTCAGTGGAACGCCGCAAGCAAATGGGAGAAGACGCCGACAAGCTCGCGCAGGAAAGACTTGGCAAGAACAAGACAAACGCTGAACAGCGTCGGAAGGACACGGAAGCCGCTGTTGCAGACCTCGGCCAGAAATCTCGCCGTAGTGGCGAGAAGAAGGTCATGGGCGAGCAGTACGCCGACCTACTGAAGCAGGTGGAAAACGCCACTACGCTTGACCAGCTGCGAGACCTCTACGGGCAGTTTGACGCTCTGAACTCCAACGGCAGGCTGACAAGCTCGCAGGCCGACACTCTTCAATCGGCCATCGATGATGCACAAGAGCGCATCTCAAGGGATGCAGGAATGTCCCAGAGCGAGAAAGCTGCAAGGGGCGGGGCCGAGGCGGCCGCATCTGACTCCCAGACGAGCAAAGGAGAGGTGGCTGGCACGTTCTCTTCCAACAATCTTGCAGGAATGGGGATCGGTTCTTCTATCGCCGAGCGTCAACTCAAGACGCTTGAAAGCATCGACAAGAACACTAAGGGCATGGGCGAAGAAGGAAGGGTGGCTGCCTAATGGCTGAGCTGACCTGGATTGAGGACGGCGAGTCACGCCAAGCGACGATTGTCCGCCTTGGGAAAAAAGCCACCTCAACGTATACGAAGTCGTGGAAGGTGTTCGGCACCAATGACGACGTTGCCGTCCATGCTGCTGCAGCCTCCTACATAGCCAACGGCAACCAATACTGGCAGTATCCAAATGTATCAGGCATGCGGCTCATGTTTGAGCAGCTGTCTGTTTCGTATCTAGGCGATGACGCCTGGCAAGTAACTGCCCACTACGAAAAGAACGGCGCAGAAGACGGCACTGAGCCGCTAAAACGTGCCAGGTCATTTGATACGACCGGCGGAACGCAGCACATCACGCAGGGATTCTCAGAGGTTCGGTACGGCACAAACGCACCAGACCAGCAGAAAGCCATTTCTGTTGATTCAAATGGAGTGAACGGCGTTGATGTCGTTACGCCGCAGCTTCAATGGCAAGAGAGCTACGACGTTCCGGCAGCTTATATCACGTCCGCCTATATCAGAGGCGTGTCTGGAATGACTGGCACAACAAACGATGCGCCGTTTCGTGGCTTTGAGGCCGGTGAGGTTCTTTTTCTTGGATGCAGCGGAAACCAAGAATGGGACGACCAAAAAGGAAAGGGGCCGTGGTCTCTTTCATATAGGTTTATCGCATCGCACAACGTAACCGACGAGACTATTGGCGGCATCACTGGGATTGCCAAAAAGGGTCACGAGTATCTCTGGGTACGTTACGAAGAAGCGTCAGACACAAGCAATATGTTCAAGAAGCCTAAGCACGTCTATGTAAATAAAGTGTACCGCGAGTCTAGTTTTGCGGCACTTGGGATTGGTGTGGAGTAATGCCTCGTCCAGACGGCCGCCTTGAGCCGGGCCAGCCAGTTCGCGGTGCTATATCAGCACGCGCATGGAACAGGGCACAGGACGCAGCAGACATTGTCCTCGGCGCATCCGTTGGTACTGAAGGAACAAAAGGTTCCGCAGCACTGAAGCCGTATACATGGTGCTACTGCAAGCCATCGTTGACTGTTGGCAGGTGGGGCATTCTTGCAATTACTGGCCTCGAGATCGTGCCTACAAACACTCCTGGCGGTGCCACTGCTTCGTTTGAGGAAATGCCACTATTGACAGGCGGCGCGGTTACATCAACCACAACCGCTTGGTGCGTTGCAGTGGAGCCGATTGAGAGTGGCAAGATTGGCCGAGTAGCCGTTGCAGGAGTTGTGCAGTGCAGCGCATCCGAGATAAAGAGTGCACGAGGTGCTCATGTGCTCTGGAAAAACTCAGTATGGGCGTTGATTCGCATGCATGCCGGAATCATACGTGGCACGTTCTCTGCTCCATGGAACAAGGGCACGACTGCCACAGTAACTGACGCAAATGTCTCTGGGGCGACGTTTTCAGCCAGAAACTATTTCGCCAGCATAACGGGCACCGGGACAAAGTCGTGCGCAATCGCCAATGCAGGCACTGAATGGATTTTGATCGCTGCGGAGTGCGACACGTGATTGACGCAGCAGACCCGCTGTCATTCGTCCTGTGGCTAGTGTTCGCATTTGCTGCTGGACTGTACCCGCTTGGGTTTATGCTTGGGTCTTCGTGCAGCGAATGCTGCGGTGTTCCTTGCACGGCGTGCCGCGACTACTTTGAGTTCAAGCGGTGTGTGCGTTTTGAGGCTAAAGAAAAGAAAACAAGATCCGGCAGCCACGTCTACAAACAGTCCGACTCAAATTTCTTCCCAGACTCCACCGAGCCATTTGTCGCTCCGCTGCATGGATTCTCAAGGTCCATAGGACGACCAGAGGACGTAGGCGCAAAGCGAGTGGCTGCTGAGGCTGATATCACTGTTTCCGTTTCAACATATGGCAGTACGCTTTCGTCTCGCCCTTTTCCATTTGACATAACGCTGCAAACAGGTGACGGCACGGAAGTGCTGTATACGTGGACAGTCGAGAGCAATAATTCCGTTCAAGCCGTCACGACAACGAAAACAGGAGAGAAAACCTCAACCATTTCGTATCCAGCGGCAGAGGTAGACGAATTGGTTGCTGTTGGCGGAAACATATCAATCGCGTCGCTGACAGCAACGGTGAAAAGAGAATCGCACGTTGATTATGGCGCGGATGAATGGACAAACTTTCTGTCGGTTAGCTTCACCCGCGTCTTCGCTGTCGCAACCATTGATAAGGTGTGCATAACCGCCTACGAATACTGGCTGAAAGTAGCCGACGTTGACAATTTGCGATTCGGCTTGCCAAACCTACAAAGTCAACAGGACTGGGTATACGATCAAGAGGAAATTATCAAATTCCTCAACGGGGAAAGCCCTCAGACGTACAAAGACAAAGACGGCGTTGAGTGGAGCGTCAGGATTCAAGGTGATACGCCGCTTTGCGGTTTGGCAATCAACAACGGTGCCAATTCGCTGATTCCGCATATGGTCACTGCAGAACTGCCATCTGAGTGTCCAGGCAAAAAATGGACATACGACGCATATGGCTGCATGGGAAGTGCCGAATCAGTTTTACGGTATCCACTTGTAAAACCTTCGCCTATCTGGGCGGCAACTGCAATCAATGCACCTGACCGGATGACCTACAACTCATGGCTGTATCCAAACCTGGAAGCCACCTATCTAGTGTCTTGGGATGAGGCGATCCAGTCGTGCGAGTATGAGTTCTCGTCTAAATCATGCACTGCAGAAGGGGACATATATCGAAGAGTGCGCGGCAGCGCGTTCTTCTGCGGCGACTTGCTCTGGACTGTGGAGAACGGGCCGTGCAATACGTCCATCATTCAAGCTAGAAAAGATGGTTTGACTGAAACTTACACGCTGAACATGCAGAAATCACCAGAAGCCACATCGCCTCATGGCACAAAGATGTGTCCAGCGATTACATTTTCTGGTGGTGTTTTCGCAAACAACACAGTGTATGGAATGAACAGCAGCATTGTCACGGACTATTATCCGTCAAGTAATACGTGCTGGCCTTCCGAGTTGAAGTTTGTTTACGCAACGCATGATGTGTGCCCTGGCTACGCCGAAGGCTTCAGAAGGATGAAATGCGATGGGTCAGATTGGGTGCAGGGCACAGATGCCGCAGGAATTATGATCGCAGGATGCCCTGAAGGGTGGCAGGCCGGGCAGACTCAATACACGGCGAAACTCTGGTACTCGCCTTCGTGCAGCACTGCTCTTTATGCCGTAGATGGTTATACGTCAGGAGACCAGTTAATTGCTTTGATAAAAAAGACCTGCAATGACACGTTTGAGATTGCAAATCCTCCTAGCTATGTCAATGGATTTCCAGTAGTCGAATGGCCTGATCGTCCTTGGATTAAGGGCTGGGTGGCTAGAGACGATGACGCATACGCTCAGTGTAGTCAATCAATCAATCCGCGAGATTTGAAGTATCACCCGATGCAGAGCGTAAGTGTAGTCACTACACAGCAACCGTGGCACTTTTATGTTAAATCAGTGACGCCATCGGAGGTGCCAGCTAGCGGTGGTGTGGTAACTGTTGTCACTGGCGGAGTTCAAGACAAAACAACACAACACACAATAGCACCAAATAAATCCCGCTTTTCAATCACAAGGAAAATAAGTCCGTATTATACGCGAAGAATCACAAGCTCTGTGGTTAATGGAAGCGGGCAGGGTATTTCCTACACTGACTTCACGCCGCAGCTTGGAGGATTTAATCTCCCTCAAGCTACAGTAATTCAAAAAGGATATGGCGGAGACGATGACGAGCAATGCACTGCAGACGCAATATGGATCAACGCAGCCGCCATATATATGCCAAATCAATTGTTGCTCAATCAAGGCTCGATTCCTGTCGTGTACGCGGATTTCACGAAAGAAAACTGCCTTGTATGCCAGCCCACAACTCTTGAGGGAAAATCGTGCGAATGGACTGCAACTGGTTCCGAGGCATGGATGAAAATAGACAAGAAAGATGGCTTGTTCACGCTGACGATTGATCCAGACGTGAAATACACGCTCGGCCCTGTCTGCAACTACACGTCTGGACTGACTGGCACCGTGACAGTAACCACAAAAAAGGAGTCAAAGACGTGGACAGTCTGCATCAAAATGCAGTAGCGGCTGGCATGTGCATCTTTGACAATGACACGAAGCGATGCCGACGCTGTGGGTTTCAAGCGGTTGAGCTGCCATTCTTTCGGGCGTGCCAGACGCTTGCCGAGACGGCTGAATCCATTGCACACGCCATGATGGATCGTCGGATTTCAGTTCCACCGCTCTTGGTTGGCACGGCAATATCAAGCACTCTAGCAAGGGTGGGTATCACGCCTGCGGCCATCAAAAAAATCACCGGCAAGGAGTGCGGTTGCAAAGCTCGAGCGAGCAAGCTGGATGCCGCAGGTGCGGTTGTTTCCGCTGTCGTTGAGCGTGTCGCCAATGCTGCATTACAAGCTGTGCTGCCGTCGCAAGTTGAAACATCAGACGTGGCGGCTATTGCTAACAGCTTGCAAGCCAGCCCGCTGACAAACTCCGGCCTCAAGAGCGGACCTTCCGCTTGACACGCCTGCCACCCTAGTGGCATGGGACGCCAGCGAGCCAAGCCGACGACTAAGCCTCCTGCGAACGTTTCGCCGTTTGACAGCGAGGACGACGAGGAAGAGGTGGCCGGGGGCGGCATCCCAGACGACGACGGCTGGATACACCTCAAGCGAAAGGAGCAGCCCGATGGCAAGGAAACGCCAAAGCGGAAGCCTCGTCGCCGCAGTGATTGAATCGCTACCGACACGGGTTCACGGAAACGCTCCGTGGTATGAGCGGGTCGCACCAGAGCACCTTGATGAACTGGCAGAGCTCAAGGCCGCGTGGAAGTCCGGCAGGCTTGGCGTGCCACGCATGACTGCGGCAAGGCACATTTCGGCACAGCTGCGTGAGCGAGGCATTTCTTCCGTTGGCCGTCAAGGAGTAGACGAATGGCTCGCAAGAGACTAGCCGAGAAGGTGGCCGACGATATTGACCACTCGCAGCAGCTGGCCGCTGACGCAGAACTCGCACGCTTGCGGTCTGAGCTGGCTGTGTACCGAAATAGATACAAGGTCGCGCTGGCTCAGATTGACCGGGAGAAAGAACGTGGCGACGCCCTGGTGCAACTCAAGGGAATAAAGCCTGCTTCCAGCCCGCCAACCATTACCGGCAAGCACAAAAAACATGACGCCACTATGGTCGTCCTGTTGTCAGACATCCATTGCGAAGAGCGTGTTGACCCGCAGACTGTGAACGGGCTCAATGACTACTCGCTTGACGTATGTCAAAAACGCCTTGATGAGCTTCACGAGCGATTCTTTCGCCTGCTTGACCATGAGCGGCAGATGGCTCGCATTGACCGTGTCGTGGTCTGGCTTGGCGGAGATTTTCTAAGCGGTCACATCCACGACGACACAGCAGAGCTGGCTCAACTTGCGCCGCTGGCGGCTACCCGTTGGATCGGCGAAAGGCTACGGGCTTTCATTGATGCCGTCTCTGATAGGGCAGGGGCTGTCATCGTCGCCACAAACAGCGGCAACCACGGACGCTCAACGGAAAAGCTCCGCATCGGCACCGAGATGGAGCACAGCTTTGAGCAGCACCTCTACCTGACGCTGGCCAGTGAGGAAAAGAGAAAGAATGTGCAGTGGCAGGTTGGCACAGGCTACCTCAATTACGTTGACTTGGACGGCTTCCGTATTCGATTTCATCACGGCCATGCGATCCGATACGGAGGTGGCGTTGGCGGCATCACCATTCCGACCAACAAGGCTATTGCCGCATGGGATGCCGTGACTCGAGCAGACCTAACCTGCTTCGGCCACTGGCACCAGTTCTCGTGGCTCCGTGCTGGTCGGTACGTGAGCAATGGCAGCGTCATCGGTCACAGTGCATACGCCACCAGAATCAAGGCGGCTTACGAGCCGCCGTGCCAGGCGGCAATCGTCATTGACCACGGGCGTAACGAAGTGACAAAAGCGATGCCGATCTACTGCGATCGAGATCTGCGAGCAAAGCGTTGACGCATGGATTACGAATTGACTGACGAGTACCTCGCAGACGCACGCCAGCGAGCGTACCGCTATCAGGGGCAGTGGACCGGCACGGCAGGCTCGCTCGCGGCAGACGTGGCACGACTTCTCATTGAAAGGAAAAAGATGCAGGGACACATCACAAGCATTGAGGAAACCAACTCGAAGCTGCGAGCCGCCGTGGAGACTCGCCTAGCTGGCGGATGTTGCGACGGTGGCAAATGCCACGCACCAGCTGACGAGGCACCAGCACGCTGGAAAGAAATGACGCAGGCCAGCGCAGCGAAGTACCAAGCCGATCGTGCAGAGCGATCCAAGCCTGAGGAGACTGTGCCTGTTGACTGGATTCTCCAAGGACAGAAGGAGATGGAAGCCGCACCGGATGACATCCGCTGGACTGGTGACAGCATTCTTGCCAAGCAGGACGACATCAGGCCCGGCTCGCGTGAGTTCCTTGACGTTCTAGACGAGCTCAAGCAGCTGCACATGCGAAAGACGCTCGACTACGGGATTGATGAGGACGCATTGAGCAACATTCGCAGCAGTGCAGATGTCGTGAACATGCCAGCGTGGGCGGGTTGCATCTTGAGGATCTCGGACAAGATGCACCGGCTCAAAGCGTTCTTCCGCCGAGGGCGGTGCGAGTTTGACGGTGTGGAAGACACGCTCAAAGACATTGCTTGCTATGCGGCAATCGCACTGGTTTTGCACCGCGAGTCTGGTGAGTCAGACCCGGTCACGATTGCCACCTAATCCGCCTAGTCTGGCGGCATGGCAGAAGAGTCTCCATCCGCCGTCGCCGCTATCGACGCACACATATCGTCATTCCTCGCCGATGCGCGGCGCACGGCAGCGGATGGGCTTACGTGGCAAGAGTTTGGCTCGCTGTTCGTGTCGCTTCTGCACCTGGTCACGGACACGCTTGACCGCGTCACGTCG